ATGATTGTTGACACTAAGGCAATTGAGTGGCTGTTAGAAAATCGCTCTCAATACTTCATAAACAAAGAAACAGGAATTGCGCAGTCTCGATTATCTAAATTAAAAAATAACTTTTCTGAAATTGGGAAGTCAAGTATTGATGTCGGTGTAAAATTAACCGATTTAGCGATGAAAGAAAAAAATAAGCCTACCTCTCATGTCGAGAAGTAGGCTTTCTTTATGGACCATACAGGACTCGAACCTGTGACCGAACGGTTATGAGCCGTTTGCTCTGACCAACTGAGCTAATAGTCCTAAAAAGAGCCGCCTTAGGGAAGGCGACTCAAGAGATAAATATAATGAGTGTAAGTTTATTCTAAACTAAAGACTAGAGAAAGACAAGTCTTTTAATATCCAGTTCCCCAAGTGTTGCTAGGATTTCCATCATTCGGACCAACAGGAATATAAATACGTGTTCCGTTTACATCTGAACCACCTAAGAAAACATAGCCATCTGCTACACGAACTGAATCATATCTAAATTGTGCGCCTTTTGACCATATACCGTATATTGGCGCATATAGACTCGGTGAGCCAGTGCGTAACACAATCCCTTCATTTACGCCAATGGTAAATGTTTTGGCAGGTGTTGGTTTGCTATTTTCCCATAATTCCGCAATATCACCATCGTTTGCATAACCTAACAATTTACCACTATTTTCAATCCGATATAAATTTTTACGTCCTGATAATTTTTGTGTGATAGTTCCAACTTGCGTCCAAAGCGTGCTAGCGTTGATATGCTCATTAATCGGCGCATCTGGATTTTTATAGATTGTTGTAAATCGAACATTCTGACCTACTTTATATTTCGGTTTATTAGGTTTCCCTGGGTTTACAATAACATCTGAGCCGTCTTCCGGCAATCCTGTTTGTAAATCTTGTGCAAACTGTGCCTTACTAATTCCCCAAGATGCCAAATAGCCATAAGGGTCTGTGTGATTCCCACCTAAATTGTTTGTAACCCATAGGTGAGTTTTGATTCCGTAACCTGTCGAATCGTCCAAATCAAAAGTCACATTGATTTGACGTGCTAAATCACGTAATAAATTTACATAGGCTGCATAATCTTTCTTAAACATAGCTTTATTAGAGGTATTAGCTAACTCAACTTGCGCATAGGCGTACGGATTTGCATCTCCTGCGCCCCACGCTATACGACCATTTTCAGCTACCTGAATAACTCGGCCGCCACCGCCTACAACGTACTGTGTAAAGGCTTGTTGTCGTTGCCAGTTGTTAAGCATGTTATTTGCTTCATTATCTACCCCAGCATCTAAATTAGCTGTATCATGAGCGATAATATAGCGATTGACAGTTAACGGCCAACCTGCGTTAATATTTCCATAATTTTCTACTTGATAGGCATTAACTCCTATTGGTAACATAAAACTTAATCCCATTCCGACAGCAACTAATAATTTAACAGTTTTTTTCATGTTTTCCTCCTAAATAAAAAGGCATAGCATCAAGCTATACCTTAGTTTAGTTTCTCGTTGATTTTTTCAACGGTAGTTTTAATTGATTCAACATCTTTTAATGAATCAGCTAATTTATCAATTGTTTTTTGATAATTTTGTTCACGATCATTATTTTGTTTCATAACCCAAAAAAGCAAACCTACGAATAACACTGCAAACGAAATTTGCTCTGGATTTGTTAATAATCCTTTGACAAACTCTTCCAAAATTCCCCCTACTTTCATTTGATTTCTAAATTGAATAAACAACCGACCCAGCCGCCCAGCTCGTTCTGTCTTTCCAGTTTAATCCAACAGCCAACGTCCCAGCAGTTGCACCAGTTGCAACGATGCGACCGCGAATATCAAACGAACCAACTTTCACATTTCCATTTGCTGCACTAACCCGAATCGTACATGGATTATATTGACTCTTCATAGGTATCGCCCATTCTGGAAGCGTAGCAATCACATCATTTTGATTATTCGTTCCTTTTTCAACGTTAAAATTGATGTGGATTCCTCCACCAACTAATTCTTCAACGTATGTTGCGTTCGGAATCCCTTGATTACTTTGAAAACCATTTTGGTAACTTAAGACTGCGTATCTTTGGTTTCCAGATAACGAATTGGTAGTGATGTATTCAACACCTAGCTTTTTCATTCCTTCAAAACTATTTTCTGGAACTGTCCAAGCACCAACTTTAAAACCAGCCATATGCAATGCTTTAACATTTGCTGTTGACAAGCTAGAATTACTATATGCGCAGCTAACAGCCGCTGGAACACCTAGTTTTTTGATCTGAGTAATTACACTTTCGTTAATCGCATCAACAAAGTAATGCAACTCTATATTAGGATAGTAGGTTCTGATTGTGTTCAATATATTGGCATCGAATGAACCAATAACACAATTTGCTTCGCCGTATCCATAAAGATCCAACGTATCTTTTAACAAATCAAAATTAGCTTTGCTATAGGTTCCAGATTTAATTTCAATAACTGGAACTTTATTTAATTCTTTGCAAATTTTCAAATATTCTTCGAAAGTAGGCGGCGTTTTTTCTTCATCTGACAAACGAGATAAATTTTCTCCTGTGTCAATTCTTAAATTTCTAAATTGTGCTAGTGTCATAGATGATACTTTACCAGTTCCGTTTGTCGTTCGATCAACTGTATCATCATGCATAACTACCCACTGGCCATCACTTGTGACCTGAATATCTGTTTCAATGCCCCAGTGTCTGCGAACTGTTTTAAATGCTGGAATGGAGTTTTCTGGATATTCTGTGTTATTTCCTCTGTGAGCAATCCAATTTAAACCCTCACCCCATTTTTGACGTTGTGCCTTCGTGTCATTTTGATAGAAATCTTTTGTTACTAATTTTTCTTCGATACCGTCAATTCCATCTACATGAGATTTCATGTAAACGGGTTTATCATTTTCAATTAATTGAAAAATATCTGCCATTAAGCTTCACCAACTTTCTCAAATGTAAAAACTGGTAATGCATCCAGTTTTGCTTTATCTGTTTTCGACATCAAGCCGTTACTTGTTGAGGTAGCTATTCCTGGAATAGTTGGAATAGTCGTTGTATCAGGCAAGGCCTTAACATCCGTTGCACTTAACACGACAACACCTGTTTTTCCATTTACTGATGAGACAGTACCAGCTCCTGCATTACCTATTTTTTCATCTACAAATTCATTCAAACCAGTTACACCACTTGTACTTGTTTGTACATCAATGGCTACGCCATCCTTTTTAATAACATATAACTCAGCCATTAACTTCATCTCCTTCTACTTTTTCAAACTCAACACCAGAACCACCTAGTTTTCCAGCTTCATAATCAGCGATGATTTGTTTTATTTTTTTATACTCCTCTGATGAAATCAATACGAGATCATTTGGCAATCCTAAATCGCTAGGCGTTAAAATCACATCGCCAACACGGCCATTTACAGAGTTTACTTTCCCTTGTCCCTTTAATAACTTATCTAATCCAACAACACCATCAGCATGAACCAATGGATAATATTGGTATTGAACACCACTTTCTGCGGTTTCCATCATTCGTTTAATTTCAACCATTAAATAACACTTCCAATCTTGAATGTGTTTTGCTGGGCATCATCAATTGTCGCAATGATTAACGCTCCTTCATTTTTAGGATTTTCAGTATTTCCAACAATTTGAATTTCATGATTAACGGAGAAGTTATCATCTTGTAATAAATAAAGCGTGCTTATTTCGCTGTATTTTTTTGTAAACAAGCGTTTTTCTAGTTTCTGATATAGATAGTCCATATCAGCTAACAAGCGCTCTGCAAGTGAATTGTGGCGTACCCCTTCAATGTCTACACGTGCATCCATTAATTCGACTAACATCGTGCCGCCTGGATCAACAGTTTTTAAAATATCCTTAATTGATTCAAACCACAAAAGGTAATCTGATTCTTGTCCGTTTCGCCACGCTTCAAATGTATCTTGTTGATTTTTACACCATTTTTCAAACTCTTCTTTTCGCGCAGCCATCCAAGCTGTAAAATCGCCCTGATTTTCAGTAATGAAAGCGGCCATGTCTGCAATTAACTCTTCTATTGATTGCCAATACGAACCCATTTCACCTTCTGTTTTAGAAGCAGCATTCACAACAAAGTAAGAAAAGTTCTGCGTTGAGCCAATTAGATTGTCGCCTTTATGAATGCTGAAATACGCTTCCTGTCTGTGCAATGACTGCATAGAATATTCATCAAAGGTATACTGGATAATCCCTTTTTTGGCATTCACAATTTTTGCCGCTCGTTGAATCGGATACTTTTTATCAATAACTGATTCAAAAAATACTTCGCAACCTGTTAAATCAAGTGGCAAAGCATTTTCAACTAATATAGCTTCTAAAACTTCGGTATTTCGGTTCCCTTGCCGTACATTTTGTATACCAATGTAATTATAAGTTTCCGTGGTGCTTAGTGTTGCTTGCCATTTAACCATAAAAAAAGCCTCCTTTCGTTATTTTGGTGGTATTACTATTGATTGGATAGAACCGTCAAAATAAAGACGGTCGTATTTTGCAACAATTTGGCCTTGCTCGGCATTTTGTTCTATGGTTTGGATACGTCCGTTCTCTAAGCCATAAATCACGCCTGTGTGACCGTATGCGGGGTCTACTGTCCAACCTGTTCCCCATTGACCACCTCGTCTAATATTGACGATCGCTCCTACGACTAAATCTTTATACGTTGGATTTTGGATTACTCGCCAACCTACCGCATTCCAATCATACGCTTCACCAATATCTGCCGCCGATGATGTATCACCAATGACATGGGACAATCCATAAATTGTACCTGCACCTAAACCGCAGCCGCCCATAAAACCAGAATATTCGGCTGGAACGGCATAACATTGCCCATTGCCAAGCCATTTGCCCATTAAGGTCTCCAAATGTTCTATCCCAGCTTTTCCTGTTGCAGTAGAAGCTTTCAAATCTTTAAATTTGTCATACCATGCTTGTGCATAGGCTTGTCTTTCAGGATGAGCTGCAGCTGGACGTTCAAAGTTTAATTCAAACGCATAAGCAGCGGTTTTAGGCGAGCTAACAACTTTAAATTCATCAACTGTTAATGGACTTACTTGTCCTAACCATTGCCCATTGAACATACACCAATTAATTAATTGAGCTTGGGCTAATGACGTCCTATAGTCTTGTTTGATACCTGCAGCTGCGATTAAGCGTTGTACATATTCTCGACCATTCCAAGTTGGGGCGCCTACCAATGGATACGCTGAACCATCCCATTGAACCCATCCGTAAGCTGGTCCACCTATTTGTTCGGTATCTGGGTTCATACTTGGGCCAACTTCACCTTGAACATTTCCGAGAATACCTGAGGCAGCTGCTTTGCTGTATCCATTAGCTAATAGGTAACTCCATAAGTCCCAAGCAAATTTATCTGCATCACTTGTAACTTCTGGTGGATAACCCCCTGTACCAGCTCCAGAACCACCACCACCATTTTGACCAGGGATAACTTCCTTATCTCCGATATAGACCTTATCAAATTTAGCGATAGTTCCTGTTAAAATACCGCTAATATCCATTTCACTTTTGAGTGTAGTTTTTCCAGAAACACTGAACTTACCATCATGTGTCCAGGATGCGTAACTGTTTACTTTCCTATTATCTGGATGAGCATCTGCCGGTATTTGAATAATTGGGAATGATTGTCCATCATTATTTTTACTAATCGTATTGATTGAAAAAATGTAACCGGGTTTTTGTCTAACAGCGAATCCATTTGCTTTTTTACCGCTTCCGTCATACGTAGCCTTAATATCACCGAACAATTCGCCATGAACATCATTTAGTCCAGTACTTACTCTCTTTCTCTCGAAAGAAACTTTGCCACCTTCCATAACAACTTGAAAATCTTTATCATCTAATGTTTTTAAAGCCACACCTTGTACTAAAATCCCTGTCAAAATTCCTGCTGTAATAAAATTAGCAACAATTGAGCCATCTTGAGTAATTGCTGTCTCAAACGGACCATTTACACCACTATTTGAATAACCAAGGCCTCCTAAGTTCCAACGCCATACTTTTTTTGCATCATTCGCATTTGGTCTGTCCATGATTAAAATTTCTTCTGGTGCATCTTTAGGGCGAAAACGAACATAGCCACCTTTTGTTCCTGTTATCCATTGGGTGGCATTCACTATTGCGTTTTGTAAATCTTCGCTTTTAACTTCCAGTTTTTTGGTTATTTGATTAACTGCAGTATTTACTGAATCTGTGTAAGATTTTATTTCGTTTCCTAATACAATATTTTTGTACTTACCAAGGGTTGGAAGCCACGTACATTCTGTTACTCGTTCTTTTACCCCAGTTATCCCGTTATATTCAATATCACAATAAACAGTATCTCCGAAATTCAACTTCATCATCTTGCCGTAAAGTTTTTGGTACTCAATTGTATTTTCCAAAGTAACCATATTGATTTCATGAGTCACTTTTGGTTCATGTATTCGCTCTTTATCAAAGAGTGATTGACCCCACTTCTTCAATTCCTCTACAGTTTTACATTCACTATTCGTTCTGCTCGTAATACGTCTATTTTCATCGTTTACTCCCTTTGTTTCCAAAAAGGCAAATGTTACTGGCTCTTGATCTTCGTTATAGTTAACATCATCAGGTGTTCCACCAATTAAATAGAGACTGTTGAAAACATTTAAGTCATCAACAGTCTCTTTTATTGATTCTAAATTAACCCCTAAATCTATCCTAAAACCATTATCTTCACCAATTCTATCTTTTAACATTAGTCTGTAATTATCCATATCTAACTCGCCAGAAGTAACTCCTGTTAGATTCTCATTGCCGTTATTTTGACCAATAATTGCAGATATTGGATTTACTTCTTTTGCAGTAAACTGATGCCGAGTATTGATATTACTTTCATAGATAAATGGTTGTTTAAACGCTAAATTAGCTTTTAAATTTTCCATAATCTGCTTACCAGTACCGTTTGCCGTATATGCCATTTGGATAAAATTTCGGTTGGCTTCATAACCTATGTGTAGAGCTTTAATAGAAATAGAATGTAAATTTTTATCAACTGATTTGATTCTAAAATATTGCCACGAACCATCTGATACCATCGCTTTCAAATAATAGCCTTTTTTTATCCAGCTATTGTTTTTTCCTACAATGGAATAATTCCCATAAAACGAATATTCGCTATTCAATGAACGAGGAATCTCTGGAGCATCTGCCCAATCTAAAAGAGAAATTCCATTTTCTGATAAGTCATTAGGTACTTTTTCATAAATATAAATTGGATTGATCAAAAAAACACACTCCTTATCTTCATTCTTATACTAGCGATATTTCCTGTTACCATTATTTTATTTTTCCCTGGTGGCATTTTTATCCAATTTCCTTTTGTTCGTTGAATCCGTCCTCCTTGCATACAAACAGCTAGCTCATTGTCTACTGACAACATTCCAGCAGATGTATTTATTAAAGTTAATGTATTTTTACCACAAGTAATGCTAATGTCACCGCCATTTGAATGGATTTCGATTAACGGTTGAGAAACCTCATCACCATGGTTTATTACAGTATTTTCACCTTTATTTAGATTTATGAAAGGTTCGTTTACTTTTCTTTTTAGAGGTTCACAACGAAAAGTTATTTCAAATGAATAAAAAGTTCCCCACTCATTTGTGTATTCAACTTCATTGTTAATATTACACACTGCATTAACATACACATTCACATTGTTATGAGTGATTAATTCAGATTGTCCGCTAAGCCATCGTTTCACTTCTGGCAAACGATCATAACTAACGCTGACATCTTTAATTTTTAAATCAAATGGTTCATAATCACCAAACCATTCGTTCAGCACTCTGTTACTGCCAACAACAGTTATTTCGTTATATCTTGGTTTAGCGACAATTTCAGGTAATTCAGACTCAATAATTAAGCCGTAGTCTAAAAGAGCATTTGCTCCTTTCCATAAAAAATTAGGCGTATATCTATCCATTTTTACACATCTCCTGTCGCTAAATTATTCCAGACATTCGCTTGAAACATTTTTCTATTTAAACGGTTGATTTCACTCGGATTATTTGCATCCACTTGACCGATTGTCACATAGTTATTAACAGTAGAACTGCCTTTCAAAGCACCGCCAATTCCACGAGCTTTTTCATCTTGTGAAAGTGGCGTGACTGTAGTCTTGCCATTTTTTGCTGTTAATAATTCAGGACCAGCTTCGCCAACGATTGCTTGTCCATTGATCATATGACCGCCTTCAGCAAGATATGGAATTTGTGCAATACTAAATTTTTTACCGCCAAACCCAGGTACCCATTTTGGTATCTTGATATTGCTTAAACCACCTAGAAAACCATTAATTAGAGTAATCATGGCATTAATTGGTGCTTTGGCTACTGCAGCTATTCCTTCAAAAATACCGCCGAAAATATCAACAACACCTTGCCACGCTCTTGACCAATCACCTGTAAACACTCCTGTAACGAAATCTATGATTCCTCCAAAAATTCTTGTAATCGCGTTGACGTAATCGCTAATGATTTTTACAGCACCATCCATAGCGCCGCCAATAAAGCCTGTGATGAAATCAAAAGTAGATTTTGTCGTATCTGCTAAGACTTTGAATACACCAACCACAATATCCTTAATCACCTTAAAGGACGTATTGATAAAATCTCTAAACCAGCCTACTTTGTTGTAAGCAATAACAATTGCAGCGACCCAGGCAGCAATTGCGGCTATAACCAAACCAATAGGTGACGCAATAAAGGCAATTACTGGAATCAAACTACTAATGGAACTGGCAAGCGTACCTAATACGACAAGGACTGGACCCACTGCTGCAGCTATTCCAGCTATCGTAACTATGGTTTTTTGAGTGTCAGAATCAAGGCTTTTAAACCAATTGGCTAAGTTTTTAACAATATCAGCAAACTGAGAAATATATGGTGCAATTATTTCTCCAACACCTTTAAATGCCAACATTACCTCATTCATAGCAGATTGATAGGTTACTGTCTCTTCTATTTTATTTTTCATTTTTTCAGCAGAACCTGTTACATTATCATACGAACCTTTAACGCCAGTCATCTCTTGTGATAGACCAGTCATAGCTTCTAACACTTGGACTGCGTTATCCTCGCCCAATGAGCCAAATATCGTTGATACTAACGTTGCCTTTTCTGTTTCATCGCCAACTTCACTAATTTTGGTGACAAGCGCATCAAAAATTTCATTATTTGAAGCACCCGATGCAGACATCTGCTCATACATCGATTGCCATTCTCCACCTAAAGTCTCAACAGCACTCTGAATACTTCCGTCAGAAATTCTGATACCCATTTCTTTTACTAAGTCATTCACTTTGTCTAAATTATAGGCGCCACCAGCTAATCCTGATTCTAATATTTCAAACATTTCTTTCGCACTATAACCATTTTGTTGGAATTGAACGGCATATTCAGCTAAGTTATCCCCTAATTCGTGTGTTTTATCTAAACTATGTTGAGAAGCTGTAGTAATATAATCCATTGCTTCTTGTGCAGTCATACCATACGTGGTCATCAATGCATTCACACCACGCATAGTCTCTTCCATATCAGACCCAAATGTTTCTTCCAGCGCTTTCGCTTGAAGTACAATTGCTGAAATAGTGTCAGAGCTTTGCAGTTTAAGCACTGGCAATTGATTTATTAAGCTAACCACTGATTCATTCGCCTCATCAACAGAAGAAACCATTCCGCTTGCAAATACATCTTCAACAACTTTATTTAAATTTTGAGCTTCTTGTTCGGTTAAATTAAAAGCAGCTTGTATTTTTGTTTGAGAAGTGCTAAGTTCGTTTGCAATTTTAAATCCCGCAGTTCCTATCGCCAAAATTGGTGCCGTAACACCAATAGATAATTTTTCACCGACGCCTTTTACTTTTTCGCCAGCTTCGCCAATTTTTTTGATGTTTTCTGCGGCAAATTTCGAAGCCTTTTCTTGTTCTTTAAGTTCTTTATTGGTTTTATCCAACGCATTTCTTAAATTATTTTCAGCAGTTTCAGCTTGTAGCAAACGATCATATAATTTTTTACTTTCTTTTGAATTTTCCCCAGTCGCTTTTACTGATTCTTCATATTCTTGTCTTAACAGTTTTGTTCTTTTCTCTGCGGCTTCAGTCTGTATTTGTAACTTCTTTTGTTGTGCAGCTAATTTTTGCGTGGCTTCTGCATCATTTCCTAAAGCAGAAATATGTGCTTTGTATTCCTTAGCAGCAGTATTCATCACTTGATTAATTTCTTTCACTGTTTGCGCATATTGAACTTCACCGTCTGTTTTAAATCGTAAAACAACATCTGATTCATGCTTTGCCAAATTCTCACCTACTCTCTAATTAAAAAATGGCGTTTGATCCATCGTATAAATCTGGTCATTTTGTTCGAATTCAAATGCCTCTGGATTATTTCTACGCAAATAAAAAATGAACTGCTTTAACCAAAAATTTGGTGTGCAGTTCATGAAAAAATTTACGTCCCAACCAAATAGGTTCATTGCCACGTTTAAATAGAAATCCCAAGGAATTTCTACCTCTTCCGATTGTTTCGATTTCGGTTGTGACTGTTTCGATTTTTCGGTTGCTTTTTTACTGTTTCTAAATCTTTTTGTTGAAAGTTTCCATTCATGAAAACATCCATAACCGTTTCATAAGCACTGACAATTTCATTAATTGCAATGGCACCTTCTAGCTCTTTAATCGTACATTCAGTACCACCAGCTCGCACCATACCGTACATTAATGAACGGATAAGCTTTAACTCGTTCCCTCGCAACGTTACTTGCTTTTGTTTCATCATATTATTTAAGTCTCGTTCAAAAATAGGATACGGTTTTCCATATGCTTCCTGAATATAATCTAATGCACTCATCGAAAACATAATAGGAATTTTTTCGCCTTGAATTTCTATGTGTTCGACATTGACATTCACATTTACTAAATCGCGTAACTTAGCCATTATTCAGACCCTCCCTCTGGTGGCGTAGGAAGAACTTGTGATTCATCATAAATAACTTCAGTCATGAACTTTTCAACCGTCATGTCAGTTACACTAGAACGAACGGAATTGTAATCTGATTTGATTACGTCATTAACCAATAAGCTAGTTGCGGTCATTGTACAAGAAATATCTTTAATTTCCATTTCTTCCGTCGTTGTTTCATACTCATGTTCTTCCGCAATGGCCAACTGTACTTTTGGATACCAAAAAGCACTTTTTTCTCCATTAGACAATGGACCAATGGCGCCAATCGCAAAATATGGCATTTCTTTTGGTGTTGATTTTGAAAAAGATACGCCATTTTTGCTGACAGCACCTTTCATTTGATCCCAAATAGCAACTGGAATAGCTACATGATCTAAAGATAATTCGTGTTGTGTCTCTCTACTTACACGTGCAAATAGCTTGTTAGAAGCCCATTTATCTTTCGTGCTGCCATTCCCTTTAATTCCTAATTTTACAACGTTTGGTAAACGCCAAATTTCTTTATCAAATACTGGCGCAGAACCGATTGTTTCTGGTTGGGTCCACATTACAATGAATAAATCATCGATACCGATTGGATACAATAATTGTTTGTCTTTATTTTCGATAGTTGCCACACTATTCACCCTTTCATCTTGTTCATTAATTTATTGGTCATGATTGTTTCTATTTGGTTTTTGTATTGTTCAAAAGTACTACTTGCAAAATGTTGCGCACGCTGATCCGTTGTTCCATTTTCTGCAAAGCGCCAATAGAATGCAGTATCTTCAAAAACAACCTCTATTCCTTCTTTTGTAAATTCCACTTTGATTTGGTCACGCATATGCTTTTTCTTTAATAGTGATTTAGGAATTCTAGGAATTAATTTACTCACGTAAAAATTAGCCGCTTCTTCTAAAGAATCAGTTGCGACCTTATCAGTTACTTTTGTGAGTGTTCCTAAGTGATCAGCCATATCTAAAAAGCCATTATCCTTCATTTTCAAACACTCTCACTTCTGTATAAAAGTTTGTAATAGTATCATCGTTTTCGTCTCCTTGTATAGAAGAAAAACCGTTAAAATGAATACCGTAATTTTTAAAACTTTTTTTTAGTGGCTTCAAATCTTGTTCAATGCCATTTGTAAAAAGTGATACTTGGTATAAACCTTTAGTTGAAATGAATTTATTCGATGCCCATTTTTGAGTCTCTCCAATATATGAATAAACAATATATGGATAGGGCGTATTTTTTGTTGCTTTATCCCTAAAAACTTTGTATCCAGAATCTAAGAGCGACTTTCTAAATGTTTCGAAATCAGTCAACATAAGCCAAACTCAACTCCATTTCTCGTTTATCCATATCCGTATAAATACGAGTGATTTTATAGGTCACAGAATCGATTCTAAGCGTATTTATTGTTTCCGTGATAGATTTATCGAAACGAACTCTAATTCTTCTCACAACATCAATTTTGGCTTGTTTTGATAAATATTTTTCTTGCGAGGTAATACCTAACTCAACATAAAAAATATCTCGAATTTTTTCATGAATAATCGCTGGTCTGTCATTGTTATCTAACCCAGGAACTTGTTTACAAAGTTCAGCTTTCCATTTCATTCTGTTTAGCGTTACTTTTGGCATCGTCTACCACCAGCCCTTCACTTAAAATCAATGGCGTTAAAGCATTAAAGGCATTCTCCATTTCAGCTTCTGGCACTTTATACAGCCAAAAAATGGATGCAATATAATAGGCAACTGACGAATTTTCATCATCAGTTGCCCTTTTTGCATATTTTTTACCCATATCCAAATAAAATTCAAGCATGCCATCATCCATGCCTTCCTCAAATTGTAAATGAGATTTAAAACCTTCTAGATTAATTTCCATAATTATTCACCTGGATTAGGTGCTGGGGTTGTACTTAAGTCTAAGCTATAAACAGGTGTTTCAAACGGCCCATAAATTAATTGACCATCGTTTAAATGATAAATTTTAAACCCGACTTTATTTTCACGCGCAAATAGTTCAGTTAATTTTTCAATTTCCAATGAGCCAATAACATCTTGAATGTGGAAATAAGAGAAATTACCGAAATAGATCACTGGTACTGTTGGATCGAATTTCTTCGTAGTTTCATTGTATTTATCTGCGTAGTCTGTTACTTCTACTGGATAAGTAAATAACTTGTAATCAAAATCATCATTCCCAGCATCTTTAAGAATTGGGTTTCCAGTGCTATCTAGCATGGATTCCAACAATGTTTGTGCTGCACGATTGATCATAAAGCGAGCGCCTGAACGCATAGCAGTCGGTAAAGCATTTTTTAATTGAACAACTTTTAAATAATCATTGTCACCTTTACCAGTAAAGGCTACCGCTTTTTTAGCTAATGCTCCTTCGTTATTAGGACTTGAAAAATACCAGAATGTTTCTTTCCGCAAGTACGCTTTCTTTAGTTCATCTAATACGATAGCTTCAATGTCAAAGTCTGACATATGCGTTAATTTCTTCGTGACTTTAATAATTGCATCAAATTCGATTGGGTTTAAGTAAACATCATCAAATTCAATGTCAGTAAATGGAATTAAATTATTTTCATCACGTTCACTAGTAACTGTATTCGCTTCAGCTTGTTTTACTTGTACTGGGAAACCTTGAGTTCCTTTAGTTTGATGAACACTTGCAAATTTACGCAAAGGATTTTCTTCTTGTAGGTAAGAAATAATCTCTTTACTTAATTCTTGTGGCACCAATACTTTACCGTTGTTAAAGCCAACACCAAATGAACGAGCTTGATTAGGTGTAATTCGACCAGCCAAATAGCGTAAAAACGCGCTACGTTGAGTTAATTTTTTCACTTTTTCTTCTCCCCGACTTGAAATACCTTTCCCGATAATATCTAAAACACGGCTGCGTTCTTTATCGTCAGCTGGTTCTGGATCATCTTCTTCAGTGCCTTTTCCGTCTACTTCTTCAACAATTTCATCAGTTGCTGCGCCTAAATCATCTACGACATCGCCTAATTCTGTCACATCTTCTTCAGGCAATTCTGCGATAGCATCGTTGATTTCGTCTAATTCTGCTGTGACTTCCTCCACTTGTGATTCAATATCACTTAATTCATCACGTGTTAAAGTTTCACTTTTTGCACGTTCTTCCATTGAAGCTAATTTTGCTTTTAATTTAGCAGCTCGTTTTTCTAAAATTTTACGCATTTTCATTATTTATATTCTCCAATCGTTTTTAAAATTTTATTTCTTAATTTAATTGTTTCAATATTTTTTTCTTGGAACTTACTTCTCAATGCAGCTTCTGTGTCATCATATGCTGGCAAAGGAACAATGGATACTTCCCACAAATCAACATTTGTGATTCTAATCAGTGGAACATCACCAGAATAGTCTTCCTCTTGTGCAGTCACCCAGAAACCAAAACTACATTGGTTAATGTCACCACGCGACATTGATTCTTTCAAATCGTTCGCAAATGTGGTGTTCGGCAATGTAACCTCAAAATGCAACCCTCTTGAATCTTCTTCAAGAATTAATGTATTAGCACTTTTACGGCCTAACACGTAATTCCAATCATGATTGAATAAGCAGCGAACATCTTTGTTTTTTGCTAGTGATTCGGAAAATGCACCAGGTGCAATCTCTTCATCATACCAACCATCTATGTTCGTACGTGAGTTAAAAACAGACGCGTACCCCTCAACTACAGTCGATTCACTGCCGTCATCTAAGGAACGCGTCGTCATGTTTTTAATATCAAAACTTCTAATTTCTAATTTATCCAGTTGATTCACCCTCTTCCATTTTAGATTTATTTAAACTGGATAGTTCATCTAGTCCAATCAAATCCTTAGAAGCGTATAGCTTAGTTGATTCTTCAGTATTTAAACGTTCAGCACCTAGCGCAACTCGACCATCATCTGGAGTCCAAACCATCGTTCGAACTAACCCTTGGGTGTTGGTGATTAATTGAGACATCGTTAAATATTTTTTGATATCAATATTCAATGTGATTCTATAGTTACTGTTTGAATCAAAATACAATTCAGTTAAATGCTCACAGACGTTTTGAACAATAGGATCAACAACGAATGCTTTTAAATAAATCGCTGCTTTCTCCAAATCAACTTTTAATAGCTGATTGTACGCATCAGGATCAAAACCAAGAAACTTTGCCAGCTCTGGTTTATACACATTTAAATAAGAGAGAATCTTATCATCTTGAACAGGACTTTCAAAACCTTCGATGGAGTAACCTTTGGACAGCGGAATAATAACAGTCTTTCCTTCATCTGGAATTTCTTCCAATTGGCCCTGTATAGCTTTAATCATCTGGTTCTGAACGGCGTTTTTTGGTGAAAGGTGACTATCAATTTTCATCAAATAAGCAAGTAAGCCACCTTTTTTGTATTTATCCGTCAGCGCTTTTTCAGCATTCATGACACCTTCAAGGGTTTCACGAGCTAAATCAATCAAGCCATGACCAGAATTACTAGATAATCCAATATTTTTAATCTGACGAACTTCATTTTGATAAAGTGTGTGGCCATCATATTTAAATTGTTTGATTCCTTGGTCAGTAATTTCAGGTGTAATTCCTTTCATAATGTGGAGTTGTTTTCCATCTTTCACAACGAAAGCTTCACCTTGCAATAGAAAGACATTAACTAATAACCGTTTGAACTCAAATTGTGTTAGATAGCCGTTGGGATGATTTAGACTTTTTAATGTTGCATGATTTTTAATGCTCGTTCCATTTTCGTCTTCAATCTCCCATGAACCGCAAGCGAACATATTTGCGATGGCCAACATATAATGATACACATCACTAGAGGATAAAATGTTTTCATCACCTAACACAAATTGATTCGTTAAAATGGAACTTCCAAAAATTGTTTCTTTGCTTAGCTTCTTAGTTCTTCGATTGAACAAAGACATAATTTTCAATTTTCCACCTCCCTTCAATTATTTTCTGTTATAGAGTTGCGTAATGTAATCACTAAATTCATCCTCATTACCAACTTCTAGCATCATGTTCATTGACTCTTTATGACCAATTAAAAAAGCCACAAAACCATCAATGTGTTCTGGTGACTTTCGCTTACTTGGTGCTTTTTGATTATTAATATTTGTAACAACAGTTGTGTTGTTCGTACACATAATGAACAAAGGATTGTCTGTTTGAACTCTTCCGTTATCGACCAACATTTCAAAGTCATCTAACATTTCATTCATAACAGTAGGATATTGAGGTACCTCAACACAGTTGAACCCTTCTAATTCAAAACGTTCCACTAACTTTTCGGCCATTGCAGGATCATAATTAATTTGAACAATATCCAATTCATATTTACTATACATATCAATGACATAATTAAAAATAAGGTCCTGATCAATAGTACGGCCTTCACATAAGGTAACAAACCCTTGTTCACAATAATGACTGTATGGAACGTTTCTTAATTTTTCTTTTTCCTCAATGCCGTGTGAAGGGATAAAATACATTTGTTTTACTTTAATGATACTTAATCCCTCATCATCATAAGTTGGTATATTAATAGACACACAAGTTAAATCAGTTGTTCTTGATAAATCAATCCCAATAACTACTTGTTCACCTGTAATATCCCCTAAATCATCTACCAAGCAATTATCAATTTGTTCTTTATCAAAATAATTGTCGGCATAGTTGACAAACACATTCAAATGCTTTGAGAGAAACTCGGCTTTCCTAAATGGATTTCGTAACGCATCCTTAAATTCTCCACGTAAGAAAGTAATATCAAATGACACATATAAATTCGGATTGACCATTTCCCAAACTTTTTCATCTTCCCAGTTGTAACCTTTGTTTGGTTCATAAATCATAATGAACCAGTCATCGTCATTATCTTCTTCAAGAATATGTTTACTATCTTGATAAATTTGAACACCTAAGGCCCCACTGTTTTTACCAGCAGTAGAACAAACTAAAAATAATGGTTCTGGTTGTGCAGCTTGTCCTGATTTCAAACCATCATATCTCGACGTGTCCTCCCACTCGTGAACTTCATCGGCGACAACAATATAAGTATTTTTACCATCGACTTTTTCACGCTTAGACAACACACGTAAATTATTTTGATATTTGAAATCGTCTTCAAAGAAAGCGTAACTGATAGTCGTTACTTTCTTTTCTTTCCGATAAACACGTGTACCATCAAGTAAATCATTATCATTTTCAATAACGGTTGCTAAAGGATTGGCAACATTTTGCGCTTGGTCAAAATCAGCGGCTAGGCAGTAAAATTGGGCGCCCTTCACACCTTCTCCATACATCCCATATAAAATTGGCGCACCTTCCATTAAAGACTTACCGTTTTTCTTTGGCACCTGCAGGTATGATTTACGAATAACACGAACATTTCGTTGCCACTTATCAGACCATTTTTGCCAACCATAAATATTTGAGAAGTAAAACTTCTGCCAATCTTCTAATTCAAGCGGTTGCCCCGACCATTCACCAGTTGAATGTTTATAAAATGATTCAGTAAAACTTAGCATCAAATTTGCTTTTTCCAGATTAAAGAAAATATCTTTCCGTTTCTTCCACTTTTTATATCGTTTAACTGCTAAATGGATTGATTTAGGATACCGTTCTTTGTGCCGGCGAACCGACTTAGCAAATTTATCAGCATAATTGACAGTCATATCAATCATGATTGACCACCACGCATCTTTCTAAATTCAACCAAACGATTATTTGTTTGTGGTTCATCTTTTTTAGCTTCTTCTTTTTTCTTAGCATTTTCACTTGCTAAAGGATCAACATAATCAAGGCCACCGCTTTTCATATCAAGGCCTAGTTGGTTTAATAGCTTTGTTTTCTTCTCACTCCACACTTCCACTTGTTGAGCCAAAGGATGCTTAATTTCGTTTCTTGACCCGTTTTTGTTTGTATGAACTTTTGTAGATTTAAAACCACTGTCTTTCCACTCTAAATACTTGATATGATAGATTTCACACGTATCCAGATACATTTCAATCAAAGGGTTCAAAGCAGGCGTGAACTTTCCTAATGATTTTAATATTTCTATGATACGTTTTCGCTCAAAATCCTTATGTTCTAAGGCTTCATCTAGGATTTTTTGTTTCTTACTTTTACGTCCAGCCATTTTTACCCCCCTTTCTTTTTTTGAAAATGCTCTGGAGGTGTCTAAAGAGGTCCCCCTACCCTATCCCCATGAAAAAAATTTAAAATTAATTTCATAGGGGGGCTTAAAAATAATCTGCGGGATTATAATTTTTTTTCATTTCAATTTCTTTTTGCGTTTGTGGACGATATTCAACTTTTGGATGACACGTTGCACAAACCAAACGTAAGTTGCTCATATCTAATCTTAAATTTGGATTCAACCAAATTGGTTTGATATGATCCACTTGACTATCACGACCAAACACAGGTTTATGACAAATCGTACATTTATACCTATCACGAAAGCGGACAGCATCAGCAACACTTTTCCATTCATCAGATTTGTAGAATGATTTGTTCTTTGAATAGTAACGTTTGTGTACCTTCTTCTTTCGCTTGTGTTCCTCACAATAACTACCCTTATCCAACAGGCTACGGCAACCTTCTTGGCGGCAATACTTAGGCATCTTTTAACACGGTGCGCTTTTCGATAGGATCCCACACCTCAACCCCAAATGGTGTTTGGCGTTCAATTGCTTGTGGTGCTTCATCATTAGTAGATTCGTATTTAATACCTTCATTACTAATTGTTAGGTCACCAACTTTAATAGTCCCTGTTGTAATTTCATTGGCTTCAACAGGTTCTTCAGTTACTTCCACATTGTCAGGTTGCTCAACTTCTTTAACTGTTGGTTTCTTTTTAGCAGTCTTTGTTTCCTGCACTTCTTCTTTTTTCGCTTTTGCCATTTTGTCTCACTCCTATATATAAAGAATTTTAAATTTACCATTTGAATCAAAAAACGTATAACTTTTACTATCAATCACTAAATACTCACCATTACTGTACTCAACAATTAATTTATTGTTTTTTATTTCTGCACTTAAAATAAAATGCTTGTTTCGTTTCTTATCTAAATACCTAGGTCTATATGCCATGACATTTCCCCTTTCAAAATGAAAAGACGACAACTAAATGAATAGCTGCCGTCTTTGATATTTTTTGACAATATTAGAATAACACATGAAAATCAATATGTCGGTACTATGTTGGTACTGTACGTACTATACTTTTTTAGAAAATTGAACCATTCGCATAATTTCAGCATGTTTACTTTTGATGTATGAATAACTATAGCCTGTTTCATCAGCAATCGATTCTAACGTTAAGCCTTCCACATATTTCAATTTTAAAATCTTTTGATTTAAACCGCTGAACTTATCAATAAGTTCGATAATTTCCTCACGTTCTTTTTCAAGTTGCTCTACTCGCTGATTCAATTCTTTGATCACTCCCTTTAGGTGATTTTGTTTTTCTAATGAAGTTAAGAACGTTTGATGTTTTGCCAGATCACCATCAGTATCTATATAGTTTGTCCAGCGAGATAATTCTTTTTCGTTTAACTCAATGGACAACTTTAGTTCAAATAATTCATTATCAATAGCAACTAATGAATTTACCCATTCATATATTTGAATCACCCCTTATTCTAAAAAGTGTGGCATTGCCATACTTTTGCCATACCTAAAAATTAAAGTGTGCCATCTTGTACCCTTACTCTACCAACCGATACAGGATAATTACCACCTTTGCCATACTTTTTTGGCACCCTTATATATATATTATTAATATTATATATTCTTCTTTTTTTCTTTAAGTAATAAAAAAAAGTATGGTAAGTATGGTAAATAGGCGAAATCACCTTTAGTACCAACGGTTTGAAGGTGGCACACTTTTCAAAAAAAAGTGTGGCAAAGGTGTGCCAAATTTTTAAAAGTATGGCAATTATTCTTCATTTACTTCAGTTTTCTTATAATAGAAGTATCTTTTCCCCATCATCATTCTTCTTGACTTCTCATAACCAAGTGATTTCAGCCTTTGAGTAAATTTAGGTTGTGTATACGGCTTACTTCCAGATTCTTCACAAGTTTTCAAGTATTCATCATAAACACCTTTTGTTGTCATATTCTCATCAATCCCACATTGATGAATAAACGTTAAAATAGAATCACTTTCAACAAAATATTCTTCTGTGACTTTCGCGACGGTTTCGGAAGAAGAAAGTTGGCCGCCATTATTAATAATTCGCTCCATTGCATTTAAAGCGATATTCAATAAATATGATTTTGCATTATCTGAAGATAATTTTTCATCAATTTTTGGATCTGCTTTTTTTACTTTGTTGTCGCATGGAATAATTACTACACGACGAGCTATCCCACCTGATTTATCTTTAAACGTTGGCATTTCATTTGCTGTGAAAATTAACGTTGCTTTATTCTTTAGTTTATATGGCTTTGAATAAATTGGCCGAACCATGATGGTGTTTCCTGATGCCAATGTTTTAAAATTCATTGATTTTTCCATGTAACCTGCATCAATATCATCTCCGATGTTTACAAGCTTACCTTCTAATTCCATCACCGACGTTTGATCGTTGAATTGTTCTAATGCTAGGTTTAAACCTAAATCTCCAATAAATGAATTGAGCATTTCTAAAAAAGTGGATTTTCCGTTTGCTCCAGATGAGCCAACCAAGAAAAATACTTTATGAGGAAAACCTGCAGTCATCAAAATATGACCAAGCAACTCTTCAACGATTAAACGTAAATCTTTCTTATCTGAAACAAGAAAGTCCAGAAATTCATCCACTGTCTTATCATATGCATCTGGATCGTAATCAACATCTAAAAAGAAAGGCGTAAATTCTCTAGTTGACATCGGAATAATTTCGGCACCGTCCAACATGAAATCATTACGAAATTGAATTGGGAAATCTGCAGCTTCAATCAATTCACCTTTGACTGGTAACAAGTCTAAAATTTGTTTCCATTTAGCCGGTAATAGTTTTATGCGATTATCTATTTGTCTTAATAGTTTGTTTCGGTCATTAATCCAGTAATTATCTTCCTTGTGGAAAATTGAACCATTGAAAAACTTCACTTGGAATTCTTGGGCCAATGCTTCACTCGTTATGATCATGTCTTTTGGATCGAGGTATAATTGTTCACGAATTTCTTTCTCACTAACCGAATTGACCAACGCATGAATATCAGTTGCTGGCAGTGATTCTTCATAAACATCGTCATTGATAAACTCGGCAATCTTTGTCAATGTATCATAATCAAGTTCGTACATTTCACGCACTGCCATTAAATGAGAATAGAGTGAACTATTTCTTGCTCCTTCTTTCATGCCAGCAAGTACATTTTTAACTTTCACTGGCAATAATTCGAGTGGTAAAGCAGGTAAATCATCAAACATTTCAAATGTGCCATGCATTTTTCTAATTTGGCCGTTTTGTTTAATGGTCGCTGTTGACTTATTGCCTGTTTTGTAATCAACTTGCGCACCTGAAACTGTTAATTTCTTGGTCCAGTTTTTTAATAGAATTTTATGGCCATTAATTTGGACAGGTCGTTTATAGTAAAGGTGAATACCACGTTTGGTTTCAAAAGCCATGGTTGGATATTTTTCTAATATTTTACGGCCAATTTCTGGGAATTCATCAAAATCAACCACAACTGTTTCTTTGTTTAACAAAATAGCTGCATTATCTAATTTTGTTAAATCAGTATAGAAATCATCCAAACTTTTTTGATCTGGCTTTTTCTCCCCTGGGCTTAATTTTATAAAATTTAACACACTATTTTTTCACCTGCCTTAGAAAATATTTTTTTCAATTTGTTTAATGTACCATTGAACATCAATATCTTTTTTTGTGGCCACGCTCGAAGATAAAAATTTATCTGGTGATCCAGGTAATTTCGAGTGTAGGTCTTTTTTTACTTGAAAAACGCCACCACAACTTTTGTTCGTGGTTGCAATTCCACACACTGTATTATTTATTCGTTTGTACGTTTGATTCACTCTTTGTTCGATGTGTTCAAAATCACCTTGTAATTTACCAATATAATAAAAATCTTCAATATCGCCATTTTTGAATTGCTGGATAACAAAATCTTGTGGTTTGATGTTAGCAACTACATTTGCAAACACACCAGCACTAACAATTGGCATGTTATTAGATAAATAAGTAGGTGGTGCAAATATGCCTTTCCGAATAAAATCACCATCAGTTGTTTGGAACACATAATCATTAACCGCTTTTTGCCATACCTGTTTTATTTGTGTTACCGACACATTCACATGTAATTGCTCACACCAACGATTTAATAAATCCCGAATCAGCGGCTCCATGATTGGATTTATCTTTACAAGAATGCCGTCAGTGTTAGTTTGAATTAATTCTTCTATGAATTGTTCTAAAACCAAAATCAAATGTGTAATGATTAATTGACCACTAACCGTTACTGAAAAAAACTTTTGTGGATCATACATAACTGAATATGGATTATTCATTGATCCATTCACTGAATTAATTAACGTTTTGTAAGTTAATTTCTCTGTTTGGACCTTTTTATCATATAAATCAGAAAAAGCACTAGGATTTTTTATACTCCTACTTAGAAAATTATTATTCAAAATAATAGTTGGAAAGAACTGCTTCACATCTATAAGTAAAAAATGTCCTTTTCCTTTGTATTTTTCTTTTGCTGCATGTAAGCCCCCAAAACCATATATATGTGTTAAGCCTGCTAATGTCATTTTGAATTTTTCCGTTTTGAGTTTTTCCTCTAGCGTATTCTTATAGCTATTTTTTATTGATTCATAGAAATTTAACACGCGGTCTGGTAGTTCAAGCTTCGGTACATTTTTATCAATATCAAAAAATAAAATATTTGGGCGCTTCGGCATTTTCTTAGCTTGTAAAATTTCTGCAGCTAAATTTGCACGTGTTTTTGTCACAGATCGTGGCGATAAATCAAATTCTTTCACTATCTCGAATTTTGTTTCTAAATATTCTTCACGTTCTTCAAAAATCTTTTCGCATACGTCAATTCGTTTCTTACAAAATTCTTCTAACGTTTGCGCTGAAATATCCATACGTAAATTAAATGCTATTTCTTCAATAGTACAATGTCTGGCTTCTTGGCTTAAATCAATACAAAGTTGTTTCTGTAAAAATGCACTTTTTCCATCAGTTAAAATTTTGGCCAAAAATTTATCTGTTCCACGGTGATTACCATAGCTAACAAGATAAGTGACAGATGAAAGAGCCTGTGTTAGGCTCTCTCTGTCATTTGCGATAGTATACGTGTTATCTGTTTTGAAAACTGCTAGCCAATCATTTTTGTTTTGGTACAACCAATAAAAAGTGAACATTGGCCAGACCCCTTTCTAATTATTAATGATTTTCAATTCCCAATCATCACCATCAAAAAACACAGATTCTAATTCCTCAAAATCATTTGTGCTTTTTATCAAAGATTTAAAATCCTTATTTGAACAAATATTTCCAAAACGTTTTAAAAAACGATGCTTAAAATTTTCATAATCACTGTAACTAAATTCAAAAACTTTAACAGTTGAAAAAACTCCGCCAGTTGTCAGCTCTAACTTTATATAATGCAGCGCCATAGCATAAACCTCCTAGTCTTTCATATAATATTTGGTTTCAAATCATTCGGCGTTTAGCGGTAACCCTTCCGACCACTCTGGCACAAAGGAGCAAAAAGCTTTTTATGCGGACGCAAATCTCCGCTCCTTTCCTAATTTTTAATATGGCAAATCTTCATCAGAAACATCAATAACATCAGTGGTTTCTGGTTCATCTTCATACGCAACAAAATCATAATTTTTATATGGGTTTGACGGGTCTTTTTTATTTGGTGATGAAGATACCACTAAAATATATTGGCTGCCAATTACATCTTGAAAGGCTGTTGCAAGTGTTTCTTCATCTTCCCAATCATCATCGGTCAATTGTAAACCAACGACACTCGCTAATTTTCCTACTAATTTAATGTTTTTGTTTAGCACAAAAGATGGCACTGCGCTTTCATCAAATCCTAAACTGATAAATTCTTTTCGTCCTGCAGCTTCTCCAACAGTTACTTCATTAGTGAAAGACAAAGCTTCCCAACCGCTGTTAAATACTTTGTGTTCTACTTTTTCCAACGTTACATCATATTCACCATCAGATAGTCCTTCGAATCCACCTGCGTTTGGATCGTCTGTTTTTGGATCGAATCCTGCTAATACTTCATTTGCTAAATCTTTTAATCCCATGTTAAATTCCTCTTTTCAATATATTTTTAGTTTTATTTTTTTGTTGTTTTTTAGATTTTTGGTTTGATACGGCGCTGAACAGTTGCTGTTTTTGCTGGTTCCACTTTAGATGCCGTTTGATTAACTGGTGCTGTCGCTTTTTCCTTTTGTTTAGTTGGCTTAGTTTCGCTAACTTCATCAGTTGCTTTTTCACTGGGTGTATCTTCATCCGTTGGCTTTAATACATCTTCATTTTGTTCCAATTGCTTCACAATTTCATTCTGCTGTTTCTTCGTTGTTTTCGGTGTTCGTCCAAAAACACCTGTGATTGTGTCTAAAATGGCTAATATAGTTTTGTCATCTACTTGATCACGCATATAGTCTTTACGGCGTGCCTTTGCAACTCTAATATAGTTCTTCCCAACTTTTTTACATTGAATAGACAAATCACAGTTACCATTTACGATGTTTTGATGTTTTTCTTTCAATGAAGGAATTTCTATTTCTGTTGTTCCTTCAAGTTTTGTTGCATTTCTTGAAATATAAATCACATTCATTGGTAAAGATTTTAATTCAATCACTAGCTGTTGAAAAATGTTAGTAAATGCTGCATAGCCTTTTCCGTAAGGAATATCACCCAAAGTTTCAACGCCTTCTTTGTCACAAATGTATTGCTCAATCATTACTACAATGTCGTCAATTACATCAAGAACTACTGTTTCATAGGTGTGTTTTTCTGTTTGTAATGCAGTAATCAATTTATCTAACTGATCAATCACTGAACGCTTGATCTTACCATTCGTGTCTTTAATATTTCTAAGCTGAACCGAAGGAACGGTGTTTGCTTCTGCATTTCCATCAGTGTTAAAAATGACTGGGTTTGGAAATTGTGAAGCTAGAAAAGACTTTCCTGACATTGTTGGCCCCCATACAAAAAAGTTTCTAGGCGTATCTTTTGGTACTTGCGGTTTATTTGGTGGTAGTATTGACATTAATTATTCCCCCTATTTTGTTTTCATATTCTTTTCTAGCTATTACAGCTTGTTCAAATTCTTTAAAGTAACCAATGTGTTTTCGTTTGCCATTCTCATATATTCGCACTCTCCACATTGTCTTTTCTTTGCTCCAGCTAACACCTCTTACACCTGTAGTGCTACGTTTTGTAGGTGCTGATTTTACAAAATTACCATTTTGGGATGAGTATTGAACATTCTCTTTTCTTCCCATCCATTCCAAGTTGGATACACAATTATTTGTTCGGTCGTAGTCTTTATGATTTACATCAGGAAAATTGTTCGGATTTTCTAAAAAAGCTTGTGCTACTACTCTATGAACACGCATTTTTTTATTTTTCCCGTTTTTAGACAAAGTAACAATTAAATATCCTTTGCTATTTTTATAAGGCTTAAGAATTTTTCCTGTTTTCTTACTTCGTATATCACCATGAGAACTAACTTCGTAATATTCACAGTAATCTTTTATTGATTTCCACAAAGCTTTTTCTCCTTTCTCATGCTAAAAATCCTCCTTATGATAAAAAGCCGTTATCCAATATGTCTTTACTGCGATTTAGTTCTTCGGTTACTTCAAATTCATAGTAAGTGCCTGCTTCTTTATGTTCTTTTTGAACGACTTTTTGTCCAACAACAATCCCATCTGATTCCTTGATCATTTTTTCAATATGATCATCAGCTTCTTTTCTAGTTGATGCATAGAATTTGCTTGTTTTCTTCAATGGTCTAATCATGTCATTTGTCCCCTTTGCTTTCTGTAATTTTTATAGAACCTTTAACAGGTGATTCTTTTAAATACTGGCTGTAAATGTCAGGTAGTTCTTTTTTTAGTTTCGTGCTATCTACCGATTTACGAGTGGTCGGTAGAATACGAGTAATTACAATGTCACCTGTATCAATCTTTTTAATATCTTGTTCTTCCATTTTTTGGTAAAGAAGTTCGCGGAACTCTTTTTGTTGTTCTTTTAATTGTTTAACTTTCTTGTTAAAGTCCAACATTTCAAGTTCAAAGCGTTCTACACGTGCAACTAATTTATTTACATCATTCCCGACAGAATAATATTCAGTTTCAGTCATATCAGGCTTTTCTTTTAAATATTCCACACGGATCCAAAAAGTTTCGATTGCATCCAGAATCTTTTCAATTTGTCCTTCATCGCGTTCAATTTCTTTAATTTTCAATAATGAAGAATCAAATTCTAAATCAAAATCTGTTGGTCTTTGATACATAGCCAACCAGCCATAGTCACAACCTGTTTGATGAAAATAAAGTTGCATTTGGGCTTCATAAACGGCGACTGTTGGTTTTGTTCCATGAGTTTTAATCTCTAATAAAATTTTATTTTCGTTATCAATACCATCAACATTTGAACGAATATAGTCATCCTTATCTATAAATGTTTCTGGATGAAAATTTAAGCTATTCATGGTATTAATGTATTCACGTATAGCTGGCTCCATTTTGTTACCAAAGTTTATATACGGATTGCTAATTTGTTCTGGCACTACAATGCCAGCTTTTTCTTTGGCCAATTCAAATTGTGTTTTATATTTTGAAAGGCCAAGAATAACTGGTACATCTGAACCACCGACATATTGTGTACGTTTTTCAGTTACATTTTTATCTTGCTTTTGCACACCAAACATGTTATTCCTCCTCAAAACATCTAAACAAGTCCTCTGACTTCTTTAATATTTCTCTTTCCCTTTTATATACATTTTCTTCAAAGAAAGCTTGTGCTTCTTCGTTATTGCTGATGTCAATTTCAACATACTCATCTTTAAACGCTTCTACAAAGCTCATCTATTCACCATCAACTTCCTCTTTAAATAGCCAATAACGTTCATCAATTGCTTTGATTTCTTGTTCAGTGAACTGTACTTGCTCATAGTTGCCGATAACATTTTCATTGTTGGATAAATAGAACTGGCTTGTCTTAACATTTTTAACTAAATACTTTTGTGAATGTAAAATATCAAACTTCACATAATACAATTGCTCTTTCTCGACTTCGTAGCCGTTGACCCAAGCAAGAGCAAACGTTTCTTGATTATTATCGATCCATCGAGTAGCCTCGATATATTCTGCACCATAAAGATCCCATGGATTGAATGAAACAATTAGACTATCACCTTTCTTTTTGGCATATTCAATCCATTCTGCCACAAACTTCGGAACAACAACTTTTTTCGGTTCGTCTAGTTGTTTTAAATCGTCTAGGATTTCTTTTCGTGCAACGCCATAACCTGCAACATAAATTTCACGCTTAGTCAATGCTAATGGTGATTCGATTAGTTTGTATGCAGGCGCACCTTCCTTACTTTCCCATTTCTCAATCAACCATTGTTTACTCATCCCCTACTCACTTCCCATTCTTGTAGTCATATACAATTCTTCTGAAAAATCTTCTTTGTTCTCTAAGGCTTGGTAAACAGCTTGCTCAATTGTCTGTTGCGTTATAAAACGATAAACAGTTACTTTCTTAGTTTGGCCATTACGATAAGCTCGGCCCAGCGCTTGGCTATAATCTTGATAAGAATAAGTTGGTGTATAGAAAATAACTGTATTCGCATATTGCAGTTCAATTCCTGCGCTACCAGCCATATATTGGACAAAAGTGACACTATTCTTCAACGATTCCCAAGACTGCTTAGGCGGTAAATTAGAATGCTTTCCGTTCACTTCAAAAAATGTTTTATTTTTTATTTTTTCCTTCAGTGCTTCAATTTCTTTTTGGTAGTAATAAAAGATAATGATATTGTTTTCTGTGCCTTCACAAAGCATTTGGGCATAGTCTAATTTGTCTTTTTGGTTCGCATAGTATCTCAACCCATGAGCCAATTTAGATGGTGTGTCATATTCTTCATCACCTAGTACCCTATCTTTGGCCACAGTCATATACTCTTTACTCTTTTTGAATTTCACATCTTCAAAAATCAATGGTGGCAAGTCTAATGCTTCATCTTTTGATATTGAGATAGTGAAAGAATCATATTTTGAATACAATTTTTCTTCATGAAGCCATCCTTCAATTTTAGGTACTCGTCGTGTACCAAGATACATCGTCCCCCATTGTGCATGCTGATCATTCATTTCTTTTTTTGATTTGAAGTAACCAAACATAATGAAATAGTTGTACGTATCTTCCCAACCATTACTGGCTGGCGTTGCTGTTAAAAGAAGAAAATGACTAGATTGTTTAGTTAACTTCGCAGCTGCTTTCCCACGTTGTGAAGTTGAATTTTTGATATAATGTGCTTCGTCAAAAATGACAAACCAACCTTTATATAGTTTGTAACTATCCGTTAATTTCCCATAACTTAATTCAGTAAATGAAATTTCAATCTTGTAGAAATCACACACGGCCTGTATATCTCTTCGCCAGCCGCCTTCTTTGATTTTCTGCGGAGGTGCAACAATTAAAATTGGTTCACCACGTCCATATTTCAAATATTGATGAATAGCTGTGATTGTTTTTCCTGTTCCTGTATCCATTGCTAATAGATAATTGGCATCGATTGAATCAATTATTTTCTTTTGAAAGTCATATAACATTTCTTTGTTTGAGCATTGTGGATACATCGTCCACACTTCTTGCGACAATACTTATCCCTCCTGCTTGTTCGATTCTTTTCAGCTTGCTTTTTTGTAATGCACTGACAACTCCACCGCTTGGTCGCTTTACCTCAATAGCAACAAAATAACCATTAACACAAGCCAAGACATCAGGTGTTCCTGCTGGTTGATACATAGAACCATGCACTTTCAAATAATAGGCACCTAAAGAATCGAGATATTTTTTTATCTGGTTTTCAACTTTCTTTTCTGGTCCACTCATTTAATAAAATCATTTAACATTATGGTTAAACATTCCCAAGTTTCAAAAGCTTGAAACCCTTGATCTCTAAGACATTTAACAAGTGTTGTTTTTCCTGTAGGTCCTTGCTCACCTGTAACAATAATAGGTGTCCCTCGTTTACACGCTTTTAATATCTGATATTTTTGCTTCGATGTTAAAAAATCAGGAAGTATTATCTTTCTATTACTCATCAACTTTCACCGCCAATTCACGATAAAATTCAGGAACTTTTTCTTTCAGTTCTGACTCTGTAAATCGTTGTTTAAGCCAAGTATTTTTTCTACTAGCAAACCATTTTTTATTTTTGTAACTTAAATATTGCGTTTCATCATCGGTTGTTTCTAAACCAGGTAACGGTACTTCATACATCATTTCTTTTTTTGTAGCTTCTTCTAAAGCCTTAGAAATTTGTTCAAGCGTATCAGGTAAGCTACAAAATCCATTCACTAGTTGTCGCATAGTAGAAACAACGACAGAATACACAGATTCCGCTAATTCAGGTGTCCATTCGATGAAGTCAGTAATGCCTTTCACATGTTCAAAATAATGAGTACTCTGAAATACCAAGCTCTTAGTCTTTTCATTTGCTTCGATAACTGTTTTTTCTCTGTATAATTTGAAAAAGTTACATTCTGTCGGTTTATAAACAGCAGACCAGCTATATCCTAATGCTTCTAGAAATACCATTAAACTATCGTGATCTTCTTTTGTTTTTATGTGATAATAATTTCCCATTTTAAATTCCTACTTTCCGTGTTATTATTTACTTGTATAATTTTTGTTATGAACCGCACTCGTTTGCAGACGATTGGGGTTCTTTTTGTTTCAATTTTTTTACTCGATAAGCATGTTGCACGTACGGATGATAATAACCAATCTGTCTAATCTCCCAGCGCCATTTGTAAATATCTTTACCTATTATCTTTTCTAATGCTTTTCTAGCTTCACGAGTTGATAATTCACAAATACCAAAGTGATATTTTTTTGAAACTGTATTGTATGCAGAAAAGTATCGTTCGCCATTTGGTCCTTTTGTTTGCTTTTTTCCCATCACTCAACACCCCACTTCATTGAGCATTTTTTGATAAGCAATTTCGTAACGCGCTAACTCTGCTTGAAAATTCTTCAAAGTGTAAATATCTTGCTTTGCTGGATGTTTTGCACTTTCATGACGTACTACATCTCTCAACGTTTCAATTTTTTCTCGTACTGCCTCACGTACTAAAAAGGCTTCATTGGCTGTTAACATAGGTTTTTCTCCTTTCAATTGTGGGGGTCTTTTATGCTCACGAGTTGGTAAAATAGCGCCTGTCCTACTATCTTGATATGTTGGTTGTGAGTTCATTTGTTTCATTAAAACACTATTTATTCGGCTTTCAGCTTCACTTAATCGCTCACCAATTATCCAATTATGAAAACACAATATAGCTACTGGAATTGCGACTATTCCTATTACGTCGAAGACATTCATTTACTTCACCTCGCGATCTTCAAGCGCTAAGTCATACATTAAAAGCCAAATGATGAAAGCCGCTATATAAATGTTTTGGATTAATGGACCAATATTGCCACCTACTAAAAGCCCCAAGCCAAAAACGATTAGCAATGCCGCTATACGTCTTAAGTGATATATTTTTTTCACTGTGATCATCCTTTCTTAGTCCCAATGATTCATAATGTCGTTACAAATTTTTATAGCTTCTTTAGCTGGCCAGTATCTTTTTCCTTTGCTAGTACCAGGTTTTCTTTTCTCGATCATTTGCATACGTTTGTCCTTTACAAAATTTTGTTCAACTTCGGGAACAGACATTGAATACCTTGACGATAATTGTTTGATGTCTAAATACTCGGCACGTTCATTTAATCCTTGGCTAGCTTCATCTATTACTTGCTCAAACATTTTTCTTAGAATCTTTTCTATAATGTTGTATAGAAAGTTTTTTGAAGATGAATCTAGAAAATTTTCCATTCTAATCACCTCACTTGATATTTAAGATTTTTTTGATTTTTTTGATTTGTTTTTCTGGACTTCTACGACCTTTCAAAATATCTGTAAGATACGGTTTTGAAAGGTCTAATTCTTCTGCTAACCATGTTTGAGTTTTTTTTGCTTTTACTAATGCAGCTCTTACTTCAAGTTCTAAGTCTTGTGACATCTAATCACTTCCTTTCTGGTATAATTTTCTTATCAGCAAGTGGTCTGCTGAAATAACTGATAAGGTGGTGAATGATATGAAACTGTCTCATGATTGTATTCGTGATATTTTATTATTTAGCGAAAGCCTTCCGTACAATGAACCGGCTTTTGGTAATAAAATATTTAAATCAGATCTACTAAAAAAATATAGTTCAGAGGAAATTAATTATGCCGTCTCCAAATTAGGTGATGACGATGCACAACTTATAAAAGGATATGTTAAGTTTGCATCTAACAAACCTTATATGACATGTATCTCTTCCCTTACATTCGATGGTCATAAATATTTGGACAATATTCGAGATCCGAAAATTTGGAAGGAATCAAAAAAAATATCATCCAAACTAGCAAGTGTCTCAATTGACATAATGAGTGAAATCGCAGCTAAAGTTATTACAAAAACACTGGGCCTTGACTAACGTATTTCCCAGTCACTTGCCATTAAATCATTTGCTGTAGGGTTCCACCGTTTGCCAACAGAATTACTATTTTCTTGTAGTAATAGACAACAATCATAGGTATTTGTAGGAAGTATATTTACATGAGCTGAACAGTCATTTTCAGACTCCCTGTAAATATATTTTCCTTTTTTCATTGCTTTTGAAACAGCTTCGTCAATTTTCATTTCTTCCATTCCTTTCATTTTTAATTTGTAAGCTAAAAATTTAGCTAATTTTATAAAACCTGTTGACACCTTCTATACAATAATATAGAATATAATCATAGCTAAATAAGCCTTCTAAAGACTAGTAAATAAACACTTTTACCGTTCCCCAACGATTTTTTATGTTTTATTTATTGGTTTTATTTGAGAACTTATTAGCTAATAAATTAGCTTACGAGAAGAGTATATTATATATTTATATAGACGTCAAGCGTTTTTCTGTATTTTTATATAGAATCTTTCTCTAAGAATCTAGGATGGTTGATATGACTACATTTGAACGAGTAAAAAAATTGGCTGATGGTCAAAAAATTTCTATTTTAGAATTAGAATCTCGACTAGGTTTTGGAAAAAACTCTTTGTATCGATGGAAAACGAGTTCCCCCGCCTCTGACAAACTGCAAAAGGTTGCTGACTACTTTGGTGTTTCGACTGACTATCTTTTAGGAAGAACTGACAATCCTAGTATTGATAAGGGCGAACCGGAAGAAGAATTCTCTACTTTCTTCCGTATTGATACTAAAGATATTCCAGAAGAAGACAGAGAAAAATTAGAAGAAGAACTGAAAGAGTATTTTGAGTTCATGAAAAATAGATTAAAGAATAAATGATTGGAAGGCTACTTATGGATATAGACTATGACACTTATTTTGAATATCATGATCAAAGTTACATTATTATTGAAAAAATTGCAGACTATTACGGAATTGAGTTAAAAGATTTACGTTGGGATCATTATAGAGACTATGCAATTGATGTTGAAAATATTGACATTTTTTCTTATTCATTTGGTGAAGTTGCTTCTAAATATTTATCTGGAAACATAATAAATATTTTTGGAAACTACGGAATCTCTTATAATCCGTTTATGGTAGAAGGAAGGCAACGTTTTTCTATCTTACACGAATTGGGACATTATTATTTTGATATGGATAACTCAAAAACAACACAAAGCTTCTCGGATTTGTTAGATGGGAACGGATATTCAGAAAAAGATGCGCCTAAAGAATTACGAGCTAATATTTTTGCATCTCTTGCTTTGATCAATAACGAAGCTCTAAAAGAATGTTTTAGAAAGCAAATGTCTTTTTATCAAATTTGTGACGAATTTGAAATGAGTGCAGCTGCACTTTATGTTAGATTATACGATTTCCTAACAAAATTTATTTTGTTAAATCAAAGTTTAGCCAGAACAGCAATAAATCAATTTAGATATAATTATGATCCATCAAAATTAATCAGCTATGTAAAAATGAGTTTGTAAAAATGAAAGGAATTGTTACAAATGAAAAGTGATGAGATTCAAAAAGAGGAAGAATTAGAACGAGCTAGAATAAGAGCTAGACGTGAAGAAGAAAAGAATCGCGCAGGAAAAGGTTGTATTGGTTGTTTAGGATTCTTCATAATATTGGCGATAATTGGAGGTGTAATAACTAACCTAGATAGCAATAAATCTTCTGACAATAAACCAGAACAGCCTTCTACTGAACAAATTAAATCAAAAGCTTCTAATGAAGCTATTTTATTAACACAACTCCAAAAGAGTTTTGAAGGAGTAGCTGATGTTTCTTTTTCAAGCAGCAAAAAAATGTTTACTATAACACCAACTGATTCTGATTTTAAAACAGCTATTTTAGCGATGTTATCTGGAACAGTTACTAAAGACGATTGGAATGATATGACTGAAAATATTCGAACTATGTCGCAAGCTATGCAAGAAAAATATGGTTCTGGCTATGTAATAAGTGTTTTGAATCCTGAAAATACAGAGAACACTCTGTTAATGGTAAAGGATGGAAATGTAACTTATAATTTCGCAGATAAACTATAAAAAATAACGCACCCTCCGACCAAGAAGTTGTGCGTTAAAAATAGAACCAAAATAGGCTTATTTTGTTACGCCTATTTTACCACAAAGAAAAGGACGTGAAAATATGGCGAAACTAAATTGGTCCAAAAAATACAAATATGTTTTTTCTTACTCAAATAAAAAGGGAACTTTTTGGGGATATCGCTATCCTTATTACAACTCTCTAAAACACCGAAAAGAAGCTAGCAAACGTGGATTTGAAAGCGAAAGAGCCGCGAATAAAGCATTGCTAAAGATCCAATATGCTTTAGAAACACAAAACACTTCCTTCATCGAAAATAAACAACTCACCATAGATGAATGGATCGATGTATGGATACCTTACGCCCAAGACAATTGGAGTGTTTCAACTAAACAAAACATTGAATCTGCTATCAAATTTCACATATCACCATTAATTGGAAATCAAAAACTATCTTCTTTAAATAAGATTACCTATAAACGAGAATTTATTGATAAATTAAGACAAAAAAACAAATATACAGAATCTACCATCCAAACTTGGCATAAAATTGTAATGAGGATGATTAACGCTGCAGTACACAATCAAATCATCCCTAGCAACACGCTAACAGGCTTTAAATTTGATTTAAGTAATAATGTTCGTTCATTCTCTAAAAATGAATTACAGCGATTTGTGGCGGTTTTAGAAAACGAAGATATTCAAATGCAAGTTATATTTTTAACACTGCTAAAATCTGGAATGAGAAAAGGTGAATTGATGGGGCTTCGTTGGAGTGATATTGATTTAAACGAAAAATATTTCGATATCAATTCTACACGTGGTGATTACGGTGAAAATAAGCCGAAAACAAAAACTAGTATTCGTAAAGTTTATTTTGACAACTCATTACTCACTTTAATAAAAAAATACAAAAATCACGAGAAAGAACGCCTTCTCAAAGAAGGTATAATTTTAAAAGATAAGGACTACTTTATTTTAAGTTCTCGAAATTTACCTATCAAACAATCTAGAATTACGTATATGTTCCGCTTGTTATGCGAAAAGGCAGAAGTTCAAAACATAACCGTACACGGCCTAAGACATACACATGCAACGTTTCTAATTGAAGCAGGAGCAAACATTAAATACGTTTCAACCAGGTTAGGACACAAGAATATTAATATAACTTTGGATGTTTATAGCGACGTGCTAAAAGAAGAAGAAAAAGAAACAGCTGATATGATGGATAAACTCATTGAAAATTTGTGA